AATATCGTATGCTGACATAAGGTTACTATTATTATGATTATCTAAAATTGCACTACCAAACCATTCAGGCTCAGCACCACGTTTTACTTGCCAAATTTCTCCGCCAAGTTCTCTAATAACATTTTGTTCGTTACGGAATCTTACATCAGGAATAACAAATTCTGTGTTAGGATTATTAATTATTTTCTGTTTTACCATACTAACCCATATACCGTCATAAAACCCATTACGCATACAGTCAGTTCCAAACTCTTGTAACACTAACCTAGGTGTAATAGTTCTTCCTGTTTCATCAGTCCAAAAGTCATCTTGTATTTCGCGCCATGCACGAGAACTAGGTGAATCGCCTTCAAGCATTTGTCGATCCCAACCAAATAGTTCAGATACAGCATCTTTTAATTTATCTGCAAATGATATTTTTTCAAAACCGTATGTGTCTACAAGGTAATCACTTACTGTACCTTTACCAGAACCAATAAGTCCGCAGATACCAATAATCATACAAAGTCTCCTAAGTTAATAGTATCTATATATTATACGATAGTTTTAGTGAGTTGTCAAGTGGTTTTTAACCGATTGTAAAGCCGTAGCCTACTCCGCCGCCTACTGCTAGAGCTACATCTGCTTCTAGCTTTTCTATTTCAGCTTGAGCTTCTGCTTTGAGAGCATCACCATTTAATGTGCTTCCTCCTGCTGGACCGGCAATAGTAGCAAACTTTGAACGTGCTTCACCTAGCATATATTTACAGCTAGCAAGTGTATAATCTTTAATCCACTGTTTTGCAAGGTAGTCTTCTAACAGTTGATCATCGGGTCTATAGTTATAAGCATAAAGCAAAAGTTCTTCACTTGCAGCAGGTCTTTGTAGTAGTGTTAATTTTTTAGTAGTTGTATTCCATTTAAATTCAATAAATGAACCAAACATTCTGCCTACTAATTCCTGGTGTTGAGAGAATAAATCATACGTTGCTAATCCTCCCATTTTTGAACCTGATAACAAATAAGTGTTTGTATATGCCATATTAAATGGTTCAAATAATGAGCCGCCATCACCACCACCAGTGCGTGATCCTATTGAGCGTCTAAAAAGCTTTCTAACTTCAATTACTTCATTAGGCAATGTATATTCATTTTGATCTTCAACACAAGTTAAAAACAAATATGATTCTTCTACAGAATTATCTGATCTTTGTCTAAACTTACTAAGTGCTTTGTTTAATGCTGTTTCGTAATGAATAGGATCTAATTCTACGTCAATCATTCCGCCACCTAAAGAGGCGTTTACGTAATCATATACATTTTGCTTTGCTGTTGTGAGTGATGTCATTCTTTACTCTCCATACAGTATTTATCGTATCGATAAATATACATATGCCAAGACTATCTTTATATAAACCAGAACGCGGCAATGATTATCATTTCTTGGACAAGCAAATCCAAGAAATGTTTACTGTTGGCGGAACTGATATTAACGTACACAAATTTTTAGGTGCTAGAAATCCTAGCACTGCTGAATCAACAGCAGATCAGCCTAGATATGACGCAGTAAAAGAAACTAACATACAAGACTTACTATTTCTTGAAAATCGAGATAGAAAATACGATCCAGACGTTTATACAATGCGAGCTGTATATAATGTACAGGATATTGATTTTGATTTATCGCAATTTGGATTATTTTTAAGTAATGATACACTGTTTATGACTATACACATAAACAGTAGTGTAAAAACTCTTGGTAGAAAGATTATGAGCGGTGACGTTATAGAGTTACCACATTTAACTGACGAATATGCCCTAAACGATTATGATGTAGCATTAAAACGTTTTTATGTTGTAGAAGATGTAAATCGTGCAGCTGAAGGATTTAGTCAAACTTGGTATCCGCATCTGTATAGACTTAAACTTAAACAAATTTATGACGGTCAAGAATACAAAGAAATTTTAGATTTACCTGCAAGTGAAAATTCAGAAAGCACTCTTAGAGATGTATTGTCTACATATGAAAAAGAAATGCAGATCAATAGAGCAGTTGTTGCACAAGCAGAATTAGATGCGCCTAAGAGTGGATTTGATATAAGTCATTTTTATACTGTTGCAAAAAATGATGACGGTTCTGTTGCGTTACAAACTGCTGATCAAGAAGATTTAGATGCTTCGATGATAAACACTACAGCTGACGAAATAGCTGATAGGCCGGATCGAGAAGGATACTCAGGATATCTTGTAGGCACAGGAGATGTTGCTCCTAATGGTGCACCTTTTGGGTTTGGTATTGCATTTCCTAGAGATAATCGAGAAGGTGATTTCTTTTTACGTACAGACTTTTTACCTAACAGAATGTTTAAATATGATGGCAACAGATGGGTTAAACAAAATGACGACATTAGAATGACGCTAAGTAATACGCTTGAAAAGCAAACACAAAAAGCAAGCTTTATAAACAATACTAATCAAAGCACTATTAATGGCGAAGTTGTTGAAGAACGCCAAAGCTTGTCTAAGGCACTTAGACCAAAAAAGGATAACTAATGCAACATTTTTATGACGGACAAATAAGACGGTACACTACTCAAATGATGCGTATTCTTAGTAACTTCCCTGTGATAGATGGAGATGGCCAAACCAAAGATGTTCCTGTTATGTATGGAGATTTAACTAGGCAGGTAGCTAATATTATAAGAGAGAATAGCGAAAATAAACTACCTAGTGCTCCTAGAATTAGTGTTTATATAACTGGACTAGAACTAGATAAAGATAGACTAACAGATGCTACATATACTAGAAAAACTAATATACGCGAAAGAGCATACGATGATGTTAACAAAGAATATTTAAATACCGAAGGCAAATCTTATACTGTAGAACGCCTAATACCTACACCATATTTAATGAGAGTAAATGCTGACATTTGGGCAAGTAATACTGATCAAAAACTTCAATTACTAGAACAAATACTAGTATTGTTTAATCCTAGTTTAGAAATGCAAACTACAGATAACTTTATTGACTGGACTAGTATTACTGCCGTAATTTTAGAAAATGTACAATGGAGTAGCAGAAGTGTTCCTGTGGGAATAGATACAGAAATTGATATTGCCACACTAACATTTAGTTTACCAATTTATATTAGTCCTCCGACTAAAGTTCGTAAAATGGGCGTTATTACGAATATTATCACTAGTATGTTTGATGAAACTACTGGTACTATTGAAGATGGAGTATCACGTCCTGAATTAAATGCTTATGATGATGTAAGCTTGCCAGGCACATCTACAGACAGCAGAGGCACTAGAGTTGATTCATTAGTAGGCGGCCATAGTGCTAATGTAAACTTTGCACAGTGGGGAGTATATGTTAATCAAGGATCTGCACAACTTGTAGCAAATGGAATGGTTGGTGTTAAAAATTGGAGAGAAATCTTTACAGCATTGCCTGGTACTTATGCCGCAGGTGTAAGTAGGATATACTTAACTAGTAATGATAACACAAAAACGGTAACGGGTACATTTGCACTAAATCCTTTAGATGAAGGTTCTATTGCTATTGATTTTGATACAGACAGTTTCCCTTCAGATGATATTATTAGTAGTGCATTAGGTGATAGGACATCAATAGATTATATTATAGATCCTTTAAATTATGATCCTACATCTATTAAGACATCTGGATTACGTATATTACTTCTAGATGATATAGGTGGCGCTTCTGCTACGCAAGTATCTTCAGCCTGGGCTAATAATGACGGTACTGGCTTAGTTGCTAGTGCGAATGATATTGTAGAGTGGGATGGTAGCAAATGGAATGTTATCTTTGATGCTTCAACTATAACTGCTACAACATATGTAACAAATCTAAATACACAAGTACAATATAGATTCAAAAACAATGAATGGTTACTAAGTATTGACGGTGATTATCCAGTTGGCACATGGAGGATTGATCTCTTTGGCTAATTATTTGTATGAATGCAAATATAGTATGTAGTGGAGCCCTATTTTATACACTATCAACAAATAGATTTTTATTTTTACACCGTAGTAATGGTAAAAAATCTGATGTTTGGGGATTAGTTGGCGGCACAAATGAGGGTACAGAAACACCTTGGGAAGGTCTGAAACGAGAAATTGTTGAAGAAATAGGTGATGTTACTACTATTAAAAAAACACTTCCGTTAGAAAGTTTTCTCAGCAATGACAAAAAATTCCTGTTCCATACATACCTATGCGTAGTAAAAGATGAATTTATTCCGCAATTAAATAAAGAACATGATGGATATGCTTGGTGTAGTTTTACAAAATGGCCAAAGCCTTTACATCATGGATTACGTAATACCCTCCAAAGTAAAATTAACCTTAGTAAGTTAGAAACTGTCTTTCAAACTATTAATTTACTTGACAATTAATACAAACGGTAGTATAATAAAATTATGAAAGTTCTAGTTCTTGGTGATGTAATAATTGACAAATATATTTACGGTACTTCTACTCGTATTAGTCCGGAAGCACCAGTGCCTATTATTAACCTAGATAATATAAAAACTTCTTTAGGTGGTGCAGGACTTGTAGTTGAAAATCTCAAAAGTTTAGGTGTAGATGTTACACTTTTACAAACCGATCAACCAAGAAGTACTAAAACCAGAATTATTTCAGACGGGCATTATGTTACGCGATTAGATGAAGACGAGAAAGCAGACAGCGAAGCTGTACTACGAAATGTCTTAAGCAGTGATTTTTCACAGTATGAATATGTTATATTAAGTGATTACAACAAAGGTGTGTTAACACATTCTAACAGGATTATAGAGCATATAAACAGTCAAGGTTGTAAAGTTATTGTAGATCCTAAACGCCATCGTAAGTGTTATGAAGGTGCATGGTTAGTTAAACCTAATGCTAAAGAATATAAAGATTTTGGTTTTGATAAACACAAAGGTAATATAATAACAACTAGTGCAAATGGTGCAGTATCAGCAAAGTTTGAAGATGAAACACATTTTATAATTCCAGAACAAGTAGAAGTAAATGATGTTACCGGTGCAGGTGATTGTTTTCTTGCTGCCTTTGTATATGGACTAACACAGTATAAAACTATTAAGCAGTGTTTAGAGCTTGCTACTAAAGGTGCAACTGAAAGTGTTAAACATTTAGGCACGTATACATTATCAAAAACTGACTTAGAAGATACTATTGTGTTTACTAATGGGTGCTTTGATATACTGCATATTGGCCATTTAAAACTGCTTAGACACGCTCGTAGCTTGGGAAATAGACTTGTAGTAGCTATTAACAGTGACGCAAGTGTTAAGCGTTTAAAAGGCGAAACTAGACCCATTAATAGCCAAGAAACTAGAAAAGAAACACTAGAACAATTAGGCATAGTCGACGAAGTTATAATTTTTGATGAGGATACTCCTTATGAGACGATTAAGGAAATTAAACCTAGCATAATTGTAAAAGGTGGGGATTATACTGTAGAAACAGTAGTTGGAAATGATTTAGCAGAAGTTGCAATATTTCCAAAAGTAGACGGGTATTCTACTACTCAAATTGTAAAGGATATAAAAGTTGGAACTTGAGATTAAGAATAATAAAGTTATAGTGCAAAATGCATTAAACGATGGAGAATTTTCAAATTTAAAACACATTTTCTATGGCTATGATATACCTTGGTCGTACAACGATGGAATTGTAAACACTGAGAATACGAGTGATTTTCAATTTGTACATTTAGTATTTGATCACTCTAAAGCAGGTTACGGACCTATGTGGGATAGTATAATTCCTATTTTGGAGAAACTAACACCATCAAATGTAGTAAGGATTAAAGCTAATTTGCGTCCAAGAACACATGAAATAGAAACTAGTGATTTTCATTGTGATGTTTGGATGCCCGGTGCTCTTACTGCTATATATTATCTTGATACAAACAACGGATATACAGAATTTCAAGATGGCGATAAGATTACCAGTATAGAAAACCAACTAGTAGTATTTCCTTCAAATTTACCACATCAAGGAACTAGTTGTACTGACCAAAATAGAAGAATTGTAATTAATTTTAATTTCTTTCCAACTACAGGATTGTTAAATGCAAGTGGAAATATTGATTCTTCTGTAAATGCAATTACTGATCCTTTACTATCTGACACTGATAAAGAATATCACAAACATTGGTCTAAACCTATGAAGAGCCTTTTATGAAAATACTAGTCACAGGATACAAAGGATTTATAGGTCAAAACGTATGCAACTATCTTTTAACACAAGGACATGA